TCGTTAGAACTCGCACAAGACTTGAAAGCAATTCACGGTCTTGATGCTGAGACAGAATTGTCGAATATTCTTTCTACAGAGATTCTTGCTGAAATCAACCGTGAAGTTATTCGTACAATCTATAACAACGCTGTTGTTGGTGCTCAGTACGGTACTGTTACTGCTGGTCTTTTTGACTTAGACACAGATTCGAACGGTCGTTGGTCGGTTGAGCGTTTCAAAGGTTTGATCTTCCAAATCGAACGTGATGCAAACGTCATTGCAAAACAGACTCGTCGCGGTAAAGGTAATGTGTTGATTGTTTCTTCGGACGTTGCCTCTGCAATGGCAATGGCTGGAGTTCTTCAGTACACACCAGCACTTCAGTCGGATCTTCAAGTTGATGACACAGGCAATACCTTCTGCGGTATGTTACATGGACGTATGAAGGTTTATATTGATCCATACTTTGGTGGTTATGTCAGCAATCAAGAACTCGTCACAATCGGTTACAAAGGTACTTCGCCTTATGACGCTGGCTTGTTCTATTGCCCATACGTTCCTTTACAAATGGTTCGTGCAGTTGACCAGTTCACATTCCAACCTAAGATTGGATTTAAGACTCGTTACGGCATGGTTTCCAATCCATTTGCACAAGGACTTTCTGCCGGTAGTGGTGCATTGACTGCAAGATCGAATCAGTACTATCGCCTCTTTGGTGTTAGAAACTTAATGTAATTGATGAAATCACCATAGAGTGATATTAAAGAGGAGTAGAAATGCTCCTCTTTTTTTGGTTAAGAGTTTTATTACTATTTAATTATAAGGAGAAAAAGATGATTGTAGAATTACTAGTCAATAATCTATCTGTCAGCGTAGCATTAGATGAAGCTGACGATATCGAATCTGCAATGTATATTGTTGGACGTATTAAAGAATTAGCAGAAGAATTATCTGAGTTTGATTGTGTTGATGTTAGTATTTCAAGTGTAGAGGAAGAAGTTGAAGAAGAAGATGATTATGAAGTGGTGTATCATCGAGTATAAATAACACATAATCAACAAAATAGGAGCAGAAATGCTCCTATTTTTTTGTTCTTTAGTTGTATTACATTTTGATTAAAGTAATTTTTTAAAAGGAGTAAGTACCATGGCACATACAGTAACGGTATCTATCGTAACAGAACAGCGTGAGTTTGAAAGCAATGTTGTTTCTGGCGGAATTCGGGTTAGTCTAGGTTATTCTCGCGTTCAATACTTATCAGCTGCACCATACGATGTAGTTTTCGCTAATGTTGAAGCTGGTGATTATGTTATCAATGTAGCAGCAGTTGATAATAATGGTTTAGTTTTAGGAGAAGCGATCACAGGATCGGTTTCAATTGCAGCAGATGTTGCAGAACCAGAAGTTAAAGAGGTTGTTTTACCGAATGTCATCATTGATGTACCAACTTCGTTGTCGGTTACAGTTTCGTAATAATGATTATTGAATTCGTTAAATGGTTTTTCAGTTGGTTTTTTCCTAAAAAAAATAAAATTGATATACCAGTTGCATTAAAAGTAAAATTTTAATTTAAGAGGATCTTTTGATCCTCTTTTTTATAGTAAACTAAATACAAGTATGACAGTACTTACAAGAACCCCGGAAACCACAGACTTACTACAACCCACAAAGTATCTATTGACTTTTGATAGAATACCTACGGTACAGTATTTTTGTCAAGAAGCAAACTTGCCAGACATTAGTATTGGTCAGGCAGAATATGCTACGCCAATACTAAATCTTAATTTTCCGGGTACCAAAATTACATACAGTTCTTTTGATATTAGTTTCATTGTCGATGAATCATTATCAGGTTGGAATGAATTGTATAAATGGTTTCGTTCCATTGCTTCACCAGAGACTACGGATGAAAGGAAAGAACTGTCAGAATTGCAAAAAATGTATGCGCAGAAAAATAGAAAATATAAATTTCAATCTGACGGGCATCTAACATTACTTACAAATCTTAACAATATAAATGTTAGAATACAGTTTTTTAACATGTTTCCAACGTCTTTATCAGGCATATCTTTTGACACCAAACTGTCGGCAGAAGATGTTATAACCTGTAGGGCATCATTCACTTACGATTACTTCAATATAGAACCACTATAAATATTTCACCTTGACTATACATATATTATGGAAAATATCGAACAAATACTCAATCATTGGGAAAAAGATTCTGTCATAGATTCAACAGAACCCGGAAAAGAACTCATCCGTATACCCATTCTGCATAACAAATACCTTACGATGTTAATCAAACATAAATTGGCATCTAAAAAGGCCAACTTTGATTATCTTCGCCTGAAGAAAATAAAATGGGAATATTATACCGGAAAACTCTCAAGAGAAGAGTTGGAAGAACACGGATGGGAACAATTTAAATTCACATTAAAATCTGATATCACAACATATTTGGAATCAGATAGTGATTTGATTCGTCTATTGGAAAAGAAAATGTACCATGAAGAAGTTATCATAATGATTGAATCTATTATGAAAGAATTGAATTCTAGAACTTATCAGTTAAAAGATTTTATTGCGTGGGAAAAATTTATCAATGGTAACTGACCTGGTAATTTCAAAAAAGAATGAAGTATACTTAAAGATAGAATGTGAAAAACATATTTCACAAGAACTATCAGAGTACTTTACCTTTTTTGTACCAGGGTATCAGTTTGTTCCGGCGTTTCGTAAGAAGATTTGGGATGGCAAAATTCGTTTATGGAACATGGGTTCATCACAAATTTATTACGGTCTGATAAATTACGTCAAAGATTTCTGCGCAGAGAGAAATTATACATTCTCTTTTGATGATCCTAAACTAGAAACGGAAGACGAATTTAGTATATTCGAAGCGCAGAAATTCGCACATAATATGAATTTGCACTCTTCTGGTGTACCAATAGAAGTACGGGAACACCAAATTAACGCATTTGTACACGCAATGCAAAGACGCCGTGCATTACTTTTGTCTCCTACCGCGTCGGGCAAATCACTCATTATCTACTTGTTGTTTAGGCAGTTTTTATCTTTTCAAAATCTAAAAGGATTGATTATTGTACCGACAACATCATTGGTCGAACAACTCTATTCAGACTTTGCAGATTACTCTTCTTATAATAGGTTTTATGTCGATCAATATATACATAGAGTGTACCAAGGAAAAGATAAAGTTTCAGATAAGAAATTAATTATCTCGACTTGGCAATCTTTATATCAAATGCCCAAAGAATATTTTCAGCAATTTGATTACATTATAGGTGATGAAGCACACCTATTTAAAGCACAATCTCTGACAACAATATTAACATCATGCACCAATACAAAGTATCGTATTGGTTTAACTGGTACTTTAGACGGAACTAAAACTCATAAACTTGTATTAGAAGGATTATTCGGCGCAGTCAAAAAGGTAATAACAACTAAAGAACTAATCGATAAGAAACAAGTTTCTGATTTTGAAATAAAATGTTTAGTGTTGAGGCATACGGATGAAAATTGTTTAATTCTTTCAAATAAAAGTTATCAAGAAGAAATAGAATATCTTGTTGAAAATGAACACAGAAATAAATTCATTAAAAATTTAACTATAAGTATGAATAGGAATACATTAGTTCTCTTTCAATTAGTTGACAAACATGGTAAAAACCTTTATAATATGATTAAAGAATCTGAGAGAATAGGAGACAGAAAAGTATTCTTTGTTTATGGTGGAACAGAAACTAAAGACAGAGAGGACATAAGAAGTATAATGGAGAAAGAAACAAATGCGATAGTTGTGGCATCATTTGGTACTTTCAGTACAGGTATCAATATTAAGAACCTGCACAATATTATATTCGCTTCTCCGTCAAAGTCAAGAGTTAGAAATTTACAAAGTATTGGGCGTGGTCTAAGACAGTCGGAAGGTAAAGAAATAGCTACATTATACGATATTGCAGATGATCTTGTTCATAAAAAACAAATGAATTACACACTTAGACATTTTGTGGAAAGAGTAAAAATATACACAGAAGAAAAATTTCCATTCAAAATCTATAAAATAGGGTTAAAAAATGAATGAGGTAAAAATAATAAGGTTAAGAAACGGTAGCGATGTAATAGGATTCGTTACAGAAAAAATAGACGGATCAATATTCATTATGGAACCTATGGAAGTCATCATGCACTCCGAAGGTAGATTTTCAGGCCTGATACTGAAACAATGGTTACCTGCACGGTTGATTAAGATGAATGAGGCAAGTATCAATCCAGATAACATCGTCTGCATTATGGAAGCAAATGAAGAATTTGCAAGACAGTACAGTAATTCGGTAAACGAATGCAACGAAAGAATGAAAATGAAAGACAGTATGTCTAAGTTGAAAGGTGAGGAACTGAATGAGATGATGGAAGCTTATAATCAACTAGCTAATGAGGAACATATAATTCATTAACTTTAAACCAGGACATAGACGACTGTACACGTTGTCAAGCGAAATGTCAACAACTTTTTATGGTAAACAATATGGCAAAACAAAAACATTATATAAACAATGAGGATTTTCTCAAGGCATTGACAGAATACAAAACAGCATGCCAGACCGCAGAGATGCAAAACAAACCTGCCCCTGCGATTCCTAACTACATTGGTGAGTGTTTTATGAAGATATCTGAAGGGTTATCTCATAAACCAAATTTTATCAATTATACATATCGTGATGAAATGATTTCTGATGGTATTGAGAATTGTTTAATGTACTTCAATAATTTTGATCCTGAGAAGTCAAAAAATCCATTTGCCTACTTCACACAAATCATATACTATGCTTTCCTGCGAAGGATTCAAAAAGAGAAGAAGTACCTCTATGTCAAGTACAAATCTACCGAACAAAACGGTATATTGGATGAATTTGATATGCTTGATTTTGAAAATGGTACCGTAAAGCAATTTGAATTGTATGATAACATCTCTGAGTTTATCGAAAATTTCGAAGACGTTCAAAAGAAAAAAAAGGAGTCTAAAAAAATTGTACCTAAACCGAAAGGACTGGAACAATTTATGGAGTAAATATGCAAAATGATTAACTTTTATCTTCTTTCATCTTAAAATATCTTTTCTTGCACCAAACTATTTTATAAATATTATATATTAGGAGGTGCATATGGAAGAAGATGTTTTCGAATCGTTAAAAACTTTTGTTTGT